TCCACGCCTGGGGGCCAGCCGAGCAGGAACTACTGGCCGCGCTCACCACCGGCAGCATGTCGCGCCGGGAGCCGCTGGAAATCATCATCACGACGGCCGGAAGCAGCCAAGAGACGATTTGCTACCGTGAATACGAGTACGCGAAGCGGGTGCTATCGGGCGATGTCACGGACCCCTCCTACCTGCCGCTGATCTACGAAGTCCCAAAGGACGCCGATTGGACCAATAAAAAGCTCTGGCCGTTGGCGCTCCCGCTCCTCGAAACCGGGCACCAGAAGATCGAAGAGTACGAGCGCAAGTTTGACGAGGCCATGGCCCGCCCGGACCTGCAAAACCAGTTCCGGCGCCTGTACCTGAACCAGTGGACCTCCGCAGAAACCCAATGGATTCCAATTCACGAATGGGACGACTGCGCATCACCCACGCCGATTGACTGGGCGGAACTTCGCCGATATCCCTGTTACGGCGGGCTCGACCTTGCCGCGGTTCACGATCTCACGGCCTTCGCGCTGTGCTGGCCGGTGGGAGAAAAAGTCTATTACAAAGTCTGGGCATACCTGCCCGGCGAGCGTATCGAGGACCGGAGCAAACGCGACGGCGTACCCTACGCACAGTGGGCGGCTGACGGCCACATCCGGCTTACTCCGGGAACTACAACCGACTGGCGCTATGTCACCGCCCACATCAAAGAACTGGCCGACGAGTACGACATCAAGGCCATAGCGTTTGACCGCTACGGGGCGCGCGACACCGCCCGAGAATTACAAGACGCCGGCCTAGACGTGATCGACTTCGGGCAGGGCTACCAGTCAATGAGTCCAGCGTGCCGGCGGTTTGAAAAGCTGGTCTACGACCGGGCCGCCGTACATGAAGGCTCGCCGCTGGTCCGCTGGTCCGTTGACTGCACGCAGATCACGCAGGCGCCTGGTGACCTCATCAAGCCGGTGAAACCCGAGCGGATGAAGAACTCGAAGCGAATCGACCCGGTGATTGCCATTGCGATGGCTACGGGTATTGCGATTATCGGCCAGCCGATAAAATCCATATGGGAAGGAGGCAGCCTTGAACCTTTTTGGCAAATTACTAACTAAGCTCGGGGCCTCTGAACCGCCTGACTCTGACTTCTGGTATCGCTCGGTTACGCCGTCCTTCGGCTCATTTCTCGGTCAGTTTGATAGCAGCGAGGCCGCCCTTCGCATCAATGCGGTGAACGCTTGCGTGCGCTTGCGCTCAGAAACCATCGGCTCTCTGCCATGCCAGGTCTTCAGGCGTACCGGCGACGGCCGCGAACTCGCGCGGGACCACGAACTGTACTATCTCCTCCACGACGCCCCCAATGACGCCATGAGCGCCTTTGAGTTCTGGCAGGTGGCCGAGCAGTCCCTCTGCACGGACGGCAACTTCTACGCGCTCATCCAACTTGACGGCCGCGGCAAGGTGCGCGAGCTGATCCCGCTCGACTCCAGCCGCATGGACGTGCGCAAGGACGCCGAAACCGGGCTACTGGTCTTCCTTTACCGCGAAGGCGCCGTCACGCGCGAGTACGTGCAGGGCGACATCCTCCACATCCCCGGCATGGGCTACGACGGCGTGACGCGGCTCAAGGGCATGAATCCGCTGGCCTACATGCGCCAGTCGCTTGACCTCGCCGCCTCCGCCGAAACCTACGGGGCGAACTACTTCCGCAACAATGCGGCGCCGATGGCGTACATCACCGGGCCGAACGCGATTTCTGATAAGTCAAAATTCCAGCTCCTCGACTACATGATGCAGCGCTTCGGCGGCGTCAAGAACGCCGGCAAGCTGGGCATTCTCGACGGCGGAATGGAGATCAAAACCGTGCCCGTGAATCACACGGACATGCAGTACCTTGAACTCCGCAAGTTCCAGATCGAAGAGATCGCCCGCGCCTATCGCGTGCCGCTGCATATGATCGGCGAATTAGCGAGGAGCACCAACAACAACATCGAACACCAGGGCCTGGAGTGGGCAACCAACACCATCCGGCCCGAGTGCACCCGCATCGAACGGCGCATCAACATGCAGCTATTCGGGCCGCGCGAGTCTGAGCGAGTCTATGCCGAGTTCAATTTGGATGCACTCATGCGCGGGGATTCCGCGGGCCGCGCGGCTTTCCTTTCCGCTATGCGAAACATCGGTGTCCTGAACGCCAATGAAATCCGCGCCATCGACAACCGCAACCCCTACGACGGCGGCGAAGTGTACATGGTGCAGGGCGCGATGATCCCGGTGGCGATGGCCGGGCAGACACAACAGAAGGCGGTGGCGCAGTGAAAACGACATTCATCCTTGACGGGCAAGTCCTCGCCGAAAGTGCCGACGCAAAAGCACCGCGCGAAATTATGTTCTACGCTGGCACGCCTGTACTGCGTACCGACGGCCGCAAGATGTTTCACCTCTCGTTCTCAATGGAACCGGACGCGGTGGACCTTTCGCTCTTGAACAGCGGCCGGGCTCCGTTCGTTGTGGATCACGTCGAAGATATCGACCACACGCTCGGCGTGATCGAGCGCGCCGAAATCAAAGGAACCGGTCGGGCCTTCGTCCGCTTCTCAGACCGGCAGGAGATGGCCGGGCTAATTGGCGACATCAAAAGTGGCGTGCTCGCCAACGTCTCCATGGGCGCGCGAATCACCGGCGAACTCGTAAAGGCCGAACCGGTCGAAACTGGCGTTCCGCACCTTCGCGCTACCAAGTGGCAGCCGTTCCACGTCTCGCTCGTCTCGCGCGGGGCTGACCCATCCGCCCAATTTCTGAGTGACTGCCAAATGGAAGTACCGGCAGAACTTTTCACCGACCTCTCTGCACCCACTGGCGCGGCCAGCGAAGCAGATCAGAGCGAACAAAAGGCACGCCTGGTGCTGCAGATCAAGCAACGCCGTTTCCGCGTCCTTGGCCGCTAACCAACAACCAACCCGCGCCACAAGCGCAAAGGGGCAACCATGAAAAAAAAGCTACTCATTGAGAAGCTGGCCGCAACCACGGCCGAATATGAAGCGCTGCTGAAGGCGTCCGACGCCGCCGCCGATATCGTCGCGCACCTCGCCGCGGTGGACGCCAAGGAAGCCGAACTGAACACCGCCAAGCAGGAACTGGCCGCGGTCGAGGCGCTGGAAGCCAAGGCGAAGGCCAACGCGACGCGCGAACCGGGCCGGGTGACCAGCGACAACGAAGCGAAGCGCCCGTTTGCCAACTTCGGCGAGCAGCTTTCCGCGATCGCCTATGCGCAGTCTCCTGCCGGCTCTTTCCATGGCCAGGGCGGGCGTGTTGATAAGCGCCTGTTTGAGCAGAACCTCGCCGCTTCCGGTGGCTCGGCTACGGTTCCGGCCGACGGCGGTTTTTTGATCGGTACGGACTTCTCGACGGCGTTGCTGGCGAAGGCCCGCGAATCCGCGAAGATTCTGCCGTTCTGCAAAGAGATTCCGATTGGCGAAGGCAGCGATAGCGTTGAACTGCCGTTCATTGACGAAACCAGCCGCGCGACCGGCTCCCGCTGGGGCGGCATCCGGGTTTATCGCACCTCCGAAACCGATGCGCCGACGTCCACCAAGCCGACTATCAACCGGTCGGAGTTGAAACTGGAAACCCTCAAGGGGCTTGCCTACGCCTCCGAGCGCCAACTGCGCAATGGTCCGGCCTACGCCTCCATTCTGGAAGACTCCTTTTCCTCTGAGTTCGCGTTCACGGTCGATAACGAGATCTGGCGCGGTACCGGCGTCGGCCAGTGCCTCGGCTTCAGCACCGCCGCCCATGAAGGAACGGCGTTGCTGGTGAGCGTGGCGAAGAAGGCCGCGCAGACCGCCGCCACCTTCGTCATTGAAAACGCCACTGCCATGCTGTCCCGTCTGCGGACGGTCCCCGGATCGAATCCGGCGTGGTTCCTAAACCGCGATGTCGTCGGCCAGCTTCCATTGATGACCGTCGGCCAGATGCCGGTCTTCCTTCCCAATGGCAACGCCGCCGGCTCGCCGTACTTCGGTACGTTGTTCGGCTATCCGGTCGTGATCGTGGAGCAGGCAGAAACACTCGGCACTGCAGGCGACATGGTTTTAGCCGACTTCAGCCAGTATGTCGTCATCACGCAGGGCGCCGGGCTCCGCTCCGCGACGTCCATGCACGTCCGCTTTATCTACGACGAGATGGCGTTTAAGTGGTCCTACGACATCAACGGGATGCCGTCGATCAAAAAGCCCATCACGCAATTCAAGGGCAGCAACACCGTGTCGCCGTTCGTCACGACCGCCGTTCGCGCCTAATCCACCGGAGGGCGGCTAACTACCGCCCTCGCCTACAAAACCACAAGGAAAACTCACTATGCGTTACGAATCTCTCGCTACCAAGCATGTGATCAAGGGCCTGGACCCGGTGGCCGATGCGTTCGCCGGTACGACCGGCTCCGATATCGTGGACATCACCGGGCACCAGTCCGCCACCTTCATCATCTACAAGGGCGTGGGCGCAACGGGCACCTCGACGGTAACCGTCGAAGCCTGCGACGACGTTACCCCGTCCAACACGACGGCGGTTCCGTTCTACTACCGCGCCATCACGTCCAATGACACGAACGGCGCCATGACGGCTGCCACCACGACTGGCTTCGCCACCACGGCGGGCAGTTCGCAAGTCTACGTGGTTGAAGTGGACGAGCAGGAGCTGGCCAGCGCCGGGTACAAGTACGTGCGGCTCAAGATGGTGGAAGTTGTCGATTCCCCCGTTCTGGGCGGCATCCTGATCGTGCTGAATAACCCCAAGTTCGGCTACTCCACGACCAACTCCGTGATCGACTAGTCCGCTTCTCTCTCTCCGACCTGGGGCGGCTCCACCGCCCCTCTTTTTAGGCATACAGCAGGGCGTCAATTGACCCAGCCGACAAAACTGCGCCACAAGTGCACGTAATCGGAACGGGGAACGATCGCCAAGCATTTGGCCCGACCTCTTCAGGGCTATCCCAAATAACATCGTGCGGCCGGTGGCACGTCGGGCACTCAACACGATCAGGCATAGCCAATTATCCCATGACCTCCCACGCCTACCAACTCGTCGCAGCGCCAACCGAATTTGCCATCACCGATGCGCAGATGGAGGCGCACGCGCGCGCTGCCGGCCAACCAGCCGAGCAGTACCAACCCTACGTGCGGGCGGCGCAGGCGTATGTGGAAACGATCACCGGGCGCAAGCTGGTGACGCAGACGTGGAAGTGGTTCCTCGACGGCTTCCCTTACACCGACCGGCTTACCCTGCCGTTCGGCCAACTCCAGTCAGTAACTCACGTCAAATACACCGATACGGCGGGCACACAGACGACGTTTTCCGCTGACTACTGGGAAGTATCCACCGCCCGCGATCCGGGCGTCCTTGCCCTGTCCTACAACCAATCCTGGCCATCTACAACTCTGCGCGTCCTCGACCCTATCGAAATTCAGTTCGTTTGCGGGTGGACCACGGCAGCCGATGTGCCATATGAGATTCAGGCGGCTATTCTACTCATCGCTGCGCACCTCTACGAGCACCGCGAAGATGTCGTCCTCGGCAACTCTGCCAGTGTCGAAAGCAAGGCGCTGGAGCTCGGCAGCCGGGCGCTGTTGGTGAATTGGAGGATCTGGTAATGCGCTCCGGCACCCTCCGCCACTGGCTCCTGATCGAACAGAAAAGCCTATCCGTCGATGCCAACGGCGACCGCACGGAAACATGGTCCACCTTCTCCGAGTGCTGGGGCTCCATCGAAACCAGCGGCGGGCGCGAGTTCTTCCAGGCGAAGCAAACGATTTCCGATCTCTCGCACTCCATCACGGTTCGCTACAAGGCCGGGTACACGCCAGACATGCGCGTGAAGTTCACGGACGCGAAGAACTCCGAAGCCGTCCGATACTTCAACATCCGCGCCATCGCCAACCCGGACGAGCGCAACGAAATGCTTGCGCTGCAATGCTCTGAGGTCACGATTTGAACATCAAAATCGAAGGGCTCACGGAACTCGCCGGGCAGCTTGAAAAGCTCAAGAAAACCGCGCAAGGGGCAGAAGTGCGCGCGGCGTTGCTCGACGGGGCGAACCTCATCAGCGACGCGGCTAAAGCTCGCGCGCCAGTGGCACCCTACGCGACGAATTACCGCGGCCGCGCCATCGCACCGGGCGGGCTGAAAAGATCGCTCTCCGCCGCTGCTGGGCGGCAATTCAAGAACTTCCTGCAAGCCTACGCCTACACGCTCAAGCAGGCGGCACCGCACGCGCATCTGGTTGAGTTCGGAACGAAGGCGCACACGGTCACGCCGAAGGATAAGAAGTTCCTCATGTTCGGCAACCTTTTTAAGCGCTTCGCCAAGAAAGTGCAGCACCCCGGCAGCCGCCCTATCCCGTTCTTCCGTGACGCTATCCGCGCGCAGCGCAACAACGTGAAGCGGCTCCTGGAATCCCGCGTGAAGGCCGCATTTGACGCGCTCGGGCGGGCCGCATGAGGATCTACCAGGCGCTCTACAAGTACCTCCAGACCATATCGGCCATCACCGACCTGACCGGTACGCGGGTGTACGACATGCACGCCGATCAGGGCCGCGTGGTGGACTATCCGGCCATCGTCATCGAAGTGATCGACTCCGCGCCATTCCACTCCATTGGATCGGCCGCACCGACGGCAACACGCCGCCCGGTGGCGCTGTATTGCATGGCGCAGGGCAACCCGAAGGCCGCCGAAGACCTGGCCGATCTGGTCTACACCAACGTCGTTAACCACGCCGCCGAAATCACCACCGCGGCCGGATCGCTGACGGTTCACAGCACGCACCTCAACGGGCGGCGCAATGAGTTTGAACACGACCTGGAGACGAGCGCAAAGCTCTACTCCGTGGTCCTTGAATTTGACATCATCCACGCCATTTAGGCGCGGGTGCCGGCGGCACGTCGTGAGATGTTCCGCCACCCACTTCTAGCTATCGCCGTGAGGCGAAAGGAGCCACTATGGCTGTAATGGTAGGCAATGCCGCCGCGCTCAAGATCGGCACAAACACAATTGGCGAGATGGACAATTGGTCCCTCGACGTTCAGACCGGACTCGAAGAGACGCAGGCCTTCGGCGACACCTGGAAGGAACGCACCTCGACCATCAAGGAATGGAGCGGCAGCGGCTCCGGCCGTCTCGACACCGCCGATACCAACGGCCACATCGCGCTGAAAACCGCGTTTCTCGCCGGCTCCACGGTCGCCATCCGCTTCTACGTGGACGGCACGATCTACTACAGCGGCAACGCCTTTGTTCAGGCGTCATTCTCCGCGCCGGAAAACGGCATCATCACCGCCTCCTACACCTTCACCGGCACCGGCGCGCTGTCCTACACCTAAGGAGCCATCATGGCCGTACTCGCAGGAAACGCAGCCGATATCTACATCGCCACCGGATCGGGCACCGCCATGACGGGGGAGGCAGTAACCTCCCTCGGTGGCGGCGTCTACCAGATCACAGACACGGCGAAACGGGCGATCAATCCCAACGCGGCCGTGACCGTGCTCGATGGCGTCTCGACCGTGCCGAAGGCCAACTATCAAATTGGCTGGTCATCGGGGAAGATCACCCTTACGAATGGGTACACCGCCGGCGGAACTATCACGATCACCGCCGAATACCTGACGCTGGCGCAGGCCGCGCAGGCGTTTGAGTGGTCCTATGATTCCGAGGTCATCACCGAGGAGTCGCAGACGTTCGGCGACGCGTGGAAAGAGCGGACGTTAGTTATGAAGTCAGGCTCGATTTCCTTCCAGCGCTTCTACAATAACGCCTACTTCGCCAACACGAACCTCGGCAGCTACTACGTGCTCTACCTGTACACGAACCTCGCCGGAAATGATCGCTTTATGGCGGCCGGGCATATGTCGAGCGCTGGAATCACGTCGGGCGAAAACGAACTCATCAAGGAAAACGTCTCTTTCGCGCTTCACGGCGAAGTGGACTTCTCGACCACGTAATGCACTACGACAAACAGGCGCGGGCGCTCGTCGTGCCCGCGTCCGAAATCAACCGCGTCGAGCGCGACGGCGCGGAAATCGACTTCAAGAACGGGTGGGTGCTGAACCTTCCCGGAACTATCACGATCACGGCAAAGGAGCCCAATGAGCAAGATCCTGGACCGCGTATTAGCGGCCAAACTGAAGACTGAAGACCTGTTCGTCCCCCAATGGGACGAGACGGTCCGCGTGCGCGAGTTTAACGCGGGCGAACGTGTGGACTTCGTGAAAGATGCCCAAAACCAGACGCGCCTAGCGACCGTTCGCGCTGTGATCGCGTGTACGCTTGACCCCGAAAACGATAATCCAATCTTCGAGCGTGCCCACGTGGACATGCTCGTGACGAAATCGGCCGCGGCCGTCGAGCTGATCGGTGAGAAGATTCTCAAGCTGTCCGGCATCCTCAAAGACGCCGCCGAAGAGCTTGAAAAAAACTCACAGGCGAGCGCTTAAGCCTATTCGCGCTCGCTGAACTCCTCCATATGCCCGTGTGCGAACTCAGCACGCGGATGTCCTCCTCGGAGATGACCGAATGGGCCGCCTACCTGCGCATCAAAAACGCGGAGATGGACAAGGCCGCGAAGTCGTCTACGCCACCGAACACGCCACCCCGACGCCGGTAAATCATGCCAATTCTCTCAAATCTCATTGTGCGCATTGGCGCGAGCACCAACGATTTCGACAAGCAGGTAGACCGCTCGCTGAACAAAGTGAAGCGGTTCGCGTCCGACGTCACGGCGGCGGGCACCGCGCTATCCATTGGCTTTTCCGCGCCGCTGATCGCCGCCGGCGCCGCCGCCATCAAGGCCGGTTCCGATATGGAATCGCTCACCATGGGCCTGAAGGCCGTAATGAAAACGAGCGAAGCCACGGCGACCGAAATGGCGAAACTGCGCGACGTGGCGAAGCTGCCGGGCCTGGGGCTGGAAGAGGCCGTAAAGGGCACGATCCGCCTCCAAATCCTCGGCAATTCCGCGAACGAATCGCGGCGCATTATGGCCGAACTTGGCAACGCGCTGGCTGTAGTCGGTGGCGGGCGCGAGGACTTCAACGAGGTCATCCGGCAGTTATCCCAACTGGGCGCCGTCGGCAAGGTGACGAAAGAGAACCTCGACCCGATCATCGAGCGCATCCCGCAACTCGCCGCTATCATCAAGGAAAAGTTTGGCGCCGAAGCGCTGGGCGACCCCGCAAAAACGTTTGAGCGAATGGGGATTTCGTCGCAGAAGTTTATCCAGATCATCACCGACGAACTGGCAAAGGGCGAGCGCGCGGGGAACACGTTTAAGAACTCCTGGGAGAACATTCAGACGGCCGCGAAGGACGCGGCGGCCGAGTTTGGGAAGACACTCCTCCCAATCGCCCAGCGTGTGCTCGATGACTTCCTGACGCCTGGCATTGAGAAGGCGAAGGCATTGGCTACGGCGTTCCGTGATTTGCCGCAACCTACGCAGGATTGGGCGCTCGGGCTTACGGCAGTTGCTACGGCCGCGCCGTTGGTCGTGGCTGTACTGGGTACGCTTGCGGAAAAAGCAGCGCTCCTTGCTGGCGTTTTGAATAAAGCCGGGATCACTGGCGCTACCTTTGGTGCTGCGCTTGGGACGCTGGCGCTCGGGCTGAAATCGGTAGATGAAGCACTGCTGATCTACGAAAAGCTCAAGGAAACCGGCTATCAGTTTGAACGGCTGACCGGGGCGTGTTCTGACGCAAAAAAGAACGTGGAGTTCTTCCGCGCCGTAATCGTCGACCTGTCCGGGAAGTTTCCGGACCTGTCTGGCAATATCAAGCGAGCATACGACGCCATCCGCGTTCTGTCTGACGCGGCTATGCTTCCTGGCTTTGGGCTGTTCAAAGCCGCGCTGGAGGCCATCAACACCGCCACGGCCGCAGCCACCGGACGGTCGAAGGAAATGGATTCCGCGATTGCCAACCTCAACCAGCGGACCATAGAGCAGGGCGCGCAAAACATCAAGCTGGCCGCCGACATGAAGAACTTCAACGGCGCGGCAGGAGATTTGATTCCAAAGTTGGCTGGCGTGGCCGATGCCCACAAGAAGACAGCGGAAGCGGCGTCGAATCTAATCAAAGTCAATACGGTGATGCTCGACCAAAACGGGCAACTGTCTAAAAACTCACTGGTTTACGTCGAGTCTCTTGAGCGCGTCAAGGCCGCTGTTAGTAAGGCAAAGGACGTGATGTACGAGTATTCCATTGCGGGAACCTTGATCGGGAAGACGCTAGAGACTCACAAAGACCCGATGGAGCAGATGGCTCTCGCTACGATGCTGTATCGGCAAGAACTCGACAAGCTGGCAAATTCGACGGCTGCAGTGCAGGCCATCGGCCGCCCGGTTGGGTTCCCTGGCCTTCCAACCGATCCGGGCAATGTGGGCCGTTCGTCGGATTTCCCCGGCATGGGTAAAGCCTTCCCGAATATCGGGCCGACTGGCATGATGACGCGGGAGCAACTCGAAGCCCAAAAGCAAAAAATGAAGGAGCTGGGCAAGGTCGGCAAAGCCGCCTACCAGCAGATTTCCACCGTTGCCACGGACCTCTCCCGCGGCATCACCGACATAATTTTCAAAGGCGGCAAGCTGGGCGACATGCTGACCAACGTGGCCAAACAGGCCGCGCAGTCCATCACGCGGCTGCTCATCGAAGGCGCGCTTAAAAAGCTGACGGACAAGCTGTTTGACGTTGGCGGGCTGATGGGCAAGGTGTTCGGCGGGGCCGGTGGACCCGCAGCCGGAAGCGCAGGCGGGAGCGTGGCGAGCGCGGCTGGTTCTGCGGCGGGCGGAATTGGCGGTGCTGCTGGTGGCATCGGTGGCGCGGCGTCTGCCGCCAGCGGCAGCTTGACCGCCGTCGTCGGGGCCGTCGGTTCCGTCGTCTCGGCAATTTCCGGTGTGATCGGTAATTTCCAGATGATGGCCATGAACAAGGCGCTCGATATCATCGCGAAGCACACACTCCAGATTGCCAACGACCTAGCCAACCTCCGCGCCGATGAATGGATGCGCGAAGGCCATCTGATGGCCAAGCTAGACGACATGTGGAAGACCAACCTGGGCATCTACGACCTTCTGGGCCGTGGTGCGGTGGCGGGCGGCGGCGCGTCGGTCGTCATCAACCTGAACGGCGGCGACCCGAAAGCCGCGCTCGAAGAAATCACTCGGACCCTGAAGCAGTACGGCGTCATCCCACGCGGCTAACCCTTGCCCACCCCCATCGTAAAAATCGACGGTACCACCGTCTCCGCGAAGCAGGGCACGCTCGACATGTCCTACTCGCTCGGCTCCCGCGCCGGGCTGAGTGTGACGGTTATCAGCGAAGACGGCAGCTATCGCCCGGTCGTCGGCAAAGACCTCGAACTATTCGAGGGAGCGACGAAACTATGGGCTGGCTCAGTGGACGAAGTGGACGAATTTTCGATTACGGAAGCCAACCCGACCGGGCGCTATTATGCCATCCGCGCCGTGTCATGGGAACAGTACCTAGACCGGCGTTTCTGCTATTCCACCAGCGCCGGGCGCCCGCTGATCTATGAGCGGAACTTTGAGTACACGGCGAACGCGGGCACGGACACGCTGACCTGCACGGTGGCGCATAGCCTCAGCAACGGCGACAAAGTGCGCGTCAAGGCGCACGCCAACGGCACGGTTCCGGGCGGGCTGTCAGCCACCGTCGAATACTTCGTGATCTCCGCCAGCGGCGCGGCGCTGCAGCTTTCCCTCACCAGCGGTGGCACCGCGGTCAATATCACGGACGCCGGCACGCTCGACCAAATTCTCGTCAC